TCTGTGTAAGAAAGAAACAAACACCATATTCCATATCAGTGGGCAGGACTTATGTGAAGAGTGTTTTTATGAAGAGTGCTATGGTATCTGGAAGGGGGATACACACATCCGTAAGATTTGTGGGAAATTAGAGCCTGCTGCTATATATGATGCTGAAGTAATAAAAGCACTCAGAAAAGGACAAATTTGCTCTGATTGTTGGCATTGGCTATGCCTCATCAAAAGGGCAAATGACCCCCGAAGCGTGAGAATCAAACATCACCACTATTGGATAGGAGATGGAGTCAAGTCCCCTTTTGTTAGAGGATACAAAAAAGGTCTTTTTAAAAGCAAAAACCCCATTAAAATTAAGTTTCATAGCGGCAGGACTATTGAAACAAATGAATTCTGGCATCAAGGAGAGATACCTAAAAGGTTCTGGAAGGACTTATCTGATAATGCAGAGTTTATCTAGGGTGGAAGGATGACAGCACTTGAGCAACTACTACAAGACTTCCATGTCCCCTTTCAAACCACTGGACACAAACACTGTAGGCCAGGGTGGGCAAACATGCCGTGCCCTTTTTGCACAGGCAATCCTGGCCTACATCTAGGGGTGCATCTAAGTACCAACACATGGACATGCTGGCGGTGCGGTCCTAAACCCCGCTGGGTAGCCCTAGCAAAAGTGCTTGGAGTAAATACCCAAGAGGCAAAAAAGCTCTTCAAACAGTACCAAAAACAATATGGATATGGATACCCATCCCCCCAAAATACAAACAAGCTAATCAAGATTAGACCTACCAAACTGCCCTCTGACTGTGGACAGTTGATGCATCATCACAAGCAATACTTGATACGGCGAGGGTTTGATCCTGAGGAGATAGAGAGGGAGTGGGGGGTGAAAGGGGCTGGGCCTGCTGCCATGCTAGACAAGGTAGAATACAAAAACCGCATAATCATCCCTATATATTGGGGTAACAGGCTAGTGTCTTTTCAAGGCCGTGCAATCAGAGAGGGGGTAGAGCCAAAATACAAAGCTTGCCCAAAGACCCGTGAAACCATCCCCCACCAGACTGTTCTCTATGGGAAACAAGAGGCATGGAGTAGTAGGGTGGGGATATGTGTAGAGGGGGCAATGGATGTATGGAGGTTGGGAAAGGAGGCTTTTGCTGTGTTTGGGATATCATATACTAAAAAACAAATCAGGTGGATAGCAAAACTTTTCAAGCGAGTTTTCATTGTTTTTGATGATGACCCACAAGCACAGCAACAAGCACAAAAGCTAGCAGGAGAGTTGGCTTTCAGGGAGGTGGGGGTAGAAAATGTGGAAATAGAGGGGGACCCAGGGGGAATGAAGCAAGAGGAAGCAAGGTATTTGGTAAAAAACTTATTAAGGAAATGGTAAAAAGAAAGTATAATAATATAGAGGAGGTAAATAATGGGAAGAAAAAGATTGATGGAAATCAGCAGAATGGTGACCTTCTTACTGGACGATAAGACCTACAAACAGGTTTCCACCTATTCAAAAAAACATAAAAAGGGCTTCTCTGCCACTCTACGCTTTCTGTTACAGAGGGGGTTAGAAGCAGAAAAGAAAAAACAACATCCCTTGACAAACCAACCTAAAAACCAACCTAAAACTGGTAGAAATGACTAGTATGGTGGAAAGCATTTTGCAAATTAAACCCGCACAGATAAGCAAGGCAACCTTGGCTTTCCACCATGTCAAAACAGCCTTGCCCTATCTGTGTGGGTTTTTATTTCCTAGGGGGTAAGACATGAAAAGTGAACTGAAAAACAAGATAAAAGACAACTACACAATCATCCCTAATGCACTCATTACTGACCCTTCCCTAAGCCCAACAACAAAATATTTATATATATTATTGATTAGTAAACCAGATGGATGGATATTTTGTAACAGTGCACTAGCTAAAGAAATGGGGTGTACCACTGATACTTTACAGAAACACCTAAAAATACTTGAAAGTAAAGGATGGATACAAACACCAAGTAAAATAATAGTAAGGAGATAAGTTTTTGGAGTAAATAAAACAGAGGAAACCAATCACAAAATGGTAAATGCATTCAACATATTTGTAAATCAAAATAAGAATGGAGTAAATAATGAAAAGAAAAAGACACAAACGCCTCCCAGATGCAATCAACTGTAGCATAACCAAAAACTTTACCCAAATCCCTAATGAAATGCTTAAAAACCCCAATATCAGTGGGAAGGCAAAGACAATACTATCCATCCTACTTTCTAACAAGGATGGGTGGGTGTCCCATATTCAAACACTCAATAACTTTATGAAAGAAGGACTCACTGCAATCCAATCAGGTCTGAAAGAGTTGGAGGAACACCAATATCTGAAAAGAATAAAATACCGAAATAAAAAAACTAAAAGCTGGGCTGGCTCTTTCTGGGCATACACTGATGTCCCAGGGGTGTTTAACATAAAAGACCATTATGCACTCCTTCTAAAAGAGGGATATGAGATAAATGGAATAGAAAACCCAGATATGGGAAATCCAGATATGGGTTCAGCAGACATGGGAAATCAACCACTAATAATACTAAATGGTAATAATACTAATGGTAATAACATGAAAGTAAATACATGTGCTGAGAACAAAAAAGACCTTTGTTCTCAGCCGGCGAATAAGGGAATTGAATTTGATTTCCCCAATTCTTGTTGGAGGGGGATTTCCTCCAATGACATAAAGTTATGGAAGCAGGCTTACCCAGCTATAAATATTGAACAAGAACTCTCCAGAGCTGCGGCATGGTTGTTGGCCAATCCAAAAAATAGGAAAAAGAACTACAGACGGTTTCTGACCAACTGGTTTAGCCGAGCACAGGACCGTGCACCCAGAGTGGTAGCAAATAGCCCCCCTGCTGCATCCACCACACCACAAGGACATACTGTTAAGCTGAGTGAAATCTTAGTCCGACTGGGCAAACCCAAAACACACTGCCGTAGAGCCTTCCCCAAAGAGTGTCTTGCCCCAGCACGGAAGATACTGGGTAATGGGGTGAGAAGAGTAGAGGTGGCTGAGCGGTTGGTGAGGATGATTGAAGAGATTGGTGAGAGGCAAAAAGGGGTAGAGGAGAAAGTATATGAGCTTTTGCCCAGCCCTTTTAGCTTGGTATGTCAGTATGTGAGGTGGTTAGGGGGGCAGGAGTGGGTGGAACATCCCACCTTACAAATGTTCTCCATCCACCATAAACTGTTTCAACATTTTTGTAAGCAACAAGCAAAAAACAATTTAGACCTTCACCCAGTGACAGGGGAGAAGGTGAGGAGGTAAGGGGAAATGAAAGCATTTGAAGGAATATTATTAAGTGGGTTATTAGGACTTATTTTGTGGATATTGCTTTTCTTTTTAATTTTTTAGACTGGGGGGGTATTTCATGGAAGTAAAAATTGAAAGAAAGGACGTTTTGGAATTGACTGAGGAGGAGGCTGTATGGTTGAGGGGACTTGTTCAGAACCCCTATCCTACCCAAGACAACCCTGAGCAGGACCCAGATAAAGAAGACCCCTATGACAGAAAGATGCGGAAGAGATTATGGAAAGTTTTGCTGCATAGTCTAGGTGGATAAATTTATATGGCCTTTAAACATGTGTATTTAGCCGTTAAGCTAGGTTTGTTTCTAGAGGTGAAAAAAAAAGTTATATTTAAGTTACTACCCTTGCTTAGAAGCCAAATATGTTGGTGTTTTGGTACGAAGATTTTAAAGTTTAGGGGGCTCAAGTATGCAAAAGCCTGACAGGATGATAGAGAGGCGGATAGTGATTGGGATGATAGTTAGCACTGATTACCTATCTAGGGTGAACAGGATTTGGTCCCCTGCTTTTTTCACTTCAGATGCTGCACGGATTATCAGTACTTGGTGCATGGAGTATTTTGATAAATATGCTAAAGCCCCCAACACAGACATAGAAGCCATATTCTATGACAAACTGGTATCTAAAAAAATCCCCCAGGATTTAGCTGAGGAGTTTGAGGAGGAGATTTTACCAGGGTTGTCAGAGGAGTATGACAGGGAGGGGAAGTTTAACTCAGGTTACCTCTATGACCAGACAGTAAAATATTTTAGGGCTCAACAACTCCGCCTCCACAGCCAACAGATACAACAACTTACTGAACAGGGGCGGTATGAGGAGGCAGAGAAACTGGCGCAAGAGTTTAAACCCACGGTGTTGGATGAGGTTAGCATTGGGTTGGATCTAGCAAGTGAGGAGGCGCAAGAGAGGGTAGAACGGGCGTTTAATGCTGAGCTTCAACATCTAATCAATTATCCCGGTGCATTGGGGGATATGTGGAATGACCACTTGGTGAGAGGGGGGTTTGTAGGGTTGATGGGGCCTGAAAAACGAGGGAAAACCATGTGGTTAATAGAGTTAGCTATGCGTGCAGTGAGGCAGAAGTGCAATGTAGCTTTTTTTGAAGCAGGGGATATGTCTGAACCACAAATACTAAGGCGGATATGTATCTATATAGCTAAGAAATCAGATAGACCGCGGTATTGTGAGGAGTTTTATAAGCCTGTGGGGGATTGTGCTAAGAACCAGTTGGACAAATGCCGGCGGTCTGACCGTAACTGTGATTTTGGTGCATTGGCTGAGGTGTTTCCTAATACATCTGTGAAAGACTTAAGGGGGCAGCTAAAATATGATGAGCTAGTAGAGATAGTAAAGGAGAACCCAGACTATGAGCCTTGTGATAGTAGCAAATGTGATGAGCGGGTGGGTAGTATTTGGTTGGTGCGTGTGCCTAAAAAAAGGCCACTGACAGGGCAAGAGGCAAAGAAGTATCTAAAAAAGTTTTTTACTAAATACAAACGGCATTTTAAGCTGATGGTCTACCCAGCAGACACACTAACAGTAGCGGAGATGAAGAGGGAAAGGGCCCTGTAGTAGGGTCTATGTTTGTTGCAGGGGTATTGAATTTTGATGGGTTGGAAACGCTGGGCGTAAAGGATT